ACGAGTATGTGTTGACCGACGATCTCGTCAGCATCACCACGCTCCAGACTGACGATGACGCGAACGGCACCTACGAGACCACCTGGACTGCTGGCACCGACTATGTGCTGGCTCCAGTCAATGCCGCGCTGGATGGCTTCCCATACACCGAGATCGACACGAGCGTCTCATGGCCGCGCAACTTCCCTAAGGATGTCTACATCGGCGTGAAGGTGGTCGGCGTGTTCGGCTTCCCTAGCGTTCCAGCTGCGGTCAAGCAGGCGGAGATCATTCAGGCTGGCGCTGTTTGGAATAGCCGCACCGCGCCATTCGGCGTGATCGGATCGGCTGATCTTGGCGGCATCCTCCGCATGAGCCGCGCCCTGCACCCAGAGGCTGCACTCATTCTTGAGCCGTACCGCAAGCGCAACGGCTTGGCGCGATGAACGACCTGACCATTCTTGATGCCATCGCAGCTCGCCTGACGGCGGTCACCAAGCCTGCTGGCTACACGCTCCGCAAGGCATACGCCACGCCACCAGAGTCGCTGCCGGTTGTGCCTGCTGTCATCCTCTTCCCTGGCGATGACTCGGTCACCATCGGCAACGGAAACCGCACCACGGTGCTGACGGTGGCGATCCGCCTGTATCTGCTTCCTATCCCACGGATGGATGACAAGTACCGCGACCTGTACACCTGGCGCGCTTGGCTGCGAACAGCCTTTGACGGAGCTGTGACGATTAGTGGAAACGCCGCTCAGGTATCAGTCACCACCACTACACTCGGCACAGATACATACGGCGATCAGGAATACCTGACCGTAGAAGCAAATGCGGAAGTCACGGTCTTTGACACCGTGGCGTTCACCGCGTAAAGCAAGGAGATCGAGAGATGGCAACATACGGCGCAAAGGCTCTGACGCGAATCGCTACTGCGTCGCAGGCCGCTTTCGGAACCGCTGCCGCCATGGGGACGGCGACCGGCGAGATCCTCTTCAACGAGACGATTGGAAGCCTGGACTTGGGCATCGTGGTCGATCTGGGAGAGACCACCTCAGTTGGTAAGCGCACCGCCATTCAGGCTGGGCGACCAACGATCACCGGCAAAGCTCCAGTCCTCACCATCGCAGAGGGTCCTGCTTCAATGCGAACCCTGCCACTCGTCCTTGACGCAATCGGCGCGAGCACCTCAGGCACGGCTTCGCCGTACACCTGGACTTGGTCGCCAACGCAGGGCGATGTCGATACGCTCGTCTTCTACTCGTTCCTAGTCACCGACGGCGTGCAGAAGTATCTCGTGCGCGACGCAGCTCCGACCGAAATCACCTTCTCGGCAGATGCCACAGGCTTGCTCCAGATGGGCGCAACCTTTGCGGCGACCACGGTCGAGTCATCGGTTCTGGCGTTTGCCACGGCTCTTCCAGCACAGCCAATGATGGCTGGTCGCTTGATGAAGTTGAGCACCGACACCAACTTCCCTGACAAGGCTGGATCAGGCGCAACCGACTTTGCTTCGATCTACAACTTCAACCTGTCGGTAACGACTGGCGTTGGGATGATCACGGCGCTTGATGGCAGCCTCACGGCCGCTACCGCCGCGCTGACCGGTGTGCTTGATGCAACGCTCACCTTCACGGTAGCGAGCAACGCAGCAGCCACGACCTCATTCCCAATCACCGACATCGCCACGCAGAAGTACCTCCGATTGTTCGGCACGACTGCCGATAACTTTGGGGTGTGGATTCTCGGCTCATGGGAGATTGAGAGCGTCGTGCCACTCTCAGCCGATAACGAGGGCGTTGTGGTCAATGAGGTTGTCTGCCGCTTGGCATATGATGTGACCTCAGGCAAGTCGCTTGAGATCATCGTGGATTCGCCGCTGGCAACAGCGCCGTAAAGAGCAGCGCCTAGTGCGCTCGTAGGAGGGTCAATATGGAAACGGTAAAGATTGCCCTAGAGGGCAAGTACGCTGGATGGACGGCCGAGCTGCGAAAGACAGTCTCGGCGCGCATCCTGCTTGACTTGGAATCAGGAGTGGCAGAACGAGCGCTTGGTGCCTTTGCCAAACTGGTAGTCGCGCATAACTTCAAGGGGCTTGATGACAAGCCTGTTGAGGATGTGCTGGATGCTCCGGTAGATGCACTCACCAAGACGCTTGAAGAGTGGGTAAAGGCGAACCAGCCAGACCCCAAGTAAGGCTCGCTGCCAAACGGTTGGCATTAGGGCAATCCTTTGTGCCACCGCCAGACATCATCTTCCATATCCTTGCTGAGAAGTTTGGGATGTGGCCAGATGAGGTGGCGAGCCTTCCACTCGATCAGGTGCTGAAGGCGTGGACTATTCACGCGGAGATGCAACCGAAAGGGAAGTAATGGCAGCCGGAGTTATCCTTGAGGGAAAGTTCGATAAGAACTACGACCAACTAAGAATTGGCTTCCTTAAGGGATCAAACCCCAGTGCCTTTAAGCGCCTTGGCACCTTCGCAACATTGAATGCCGCTCGGACATTGCAGAAGCCAATGCGCGAGAAGGCTCCACGCGGAGAAACAGGCAACCTCCGCAAAAAGATCCTGGCGCGCAAGGCGCGGTTCAATAACCCAGCCGCCGTGGTCGGAATCAAGGGCGGTAAGAATGGCGTGTTCTACGGATGGCTAGTAGTAGGCGGCCAGGGCAATAAGCGCACCACCAGGAACGGCACCTTCTCTGTCAAGGGAGTCAGGCCGCGACCATTTATCGATCAAGTGGTGAAGCAGCGTTCTAACATCAATAGAGCGGTAGAGTCTTATAGCAAGACCTATGCCGCGTTTTATAACGACGAGCCATTCCGCAACACCATCCTGCGATTCAGAAGGGGTAACCAACGCTAATGGCTATTAATCAGACCGCCAACTTTGTCGTAAAAGCGAAAGACTCTGCCTCAGGTCCGCTTGGGAAAATCGGCGGTGCAATGGGCAAGCTGGGCAAACAGAGCGGCCTTGCCTTTGGCGGCATCGCTGCCGGTGCCGCAGCAATCACAGCAGTTGTTGGCGCTCTAACTTATGCAGTAGGCAAGGCTGCCGCATTTGAGACGGCAATGCTCAATGTCAATAGCATCGCGAAGGCAACTCCTGAAGCCTTCAAGGAGATGCAGGATGAGGTTATTGCTTTAACTAAAACTTTGCCGCAAAGTGCCGAGACACTGGCACAGGGCTTGTACGACATTTCCTCAAGCGGATTTGCTGGTGCGGAGGGTATCAAGGTTCTCAAGGCGGCAGCCAAGGCAGCGTCTGCTGGACTTGCTCAAACCTCTGAATCTGCGGCAGGAATCACCGCAGTCCTAAATGCCTACTCGTATAGCGCGGATGAAGCAGAGCGAGTATCCGACATCCTCTTCAAGGTCGTTGATCGAGGTGTCATCACCTTTCCAGAACTAGCGTCGCAGATTGGTAAGGTTACCGCGCTTTCCGCACCCCTTGGTGTAAGCCTTGAGGATGTTGCGGCAGGCTTGGCGGTACTGACCAAGAACGGTATCGATGCGGAGAACGCCACAACACAACTCAACGCGATCATGCAGGCCGTCCTATCGCCAACGGCGAAGGCGACCAAACTGGCAGAGAAACTTGGTATTGACTTCACAGCCACTGGTCTAAAGACAAAGGGTCTCAACGGCTTCATGGCTGACCTCATCAAAAAGACTGGCGGAAGCAATGAGGTTATCGCCGAACTGCTCGGCGATGCGCGTGCCATTCGAGGTGCGTTCGTTCTTGCGAAGAATGGCGGAGAGCAGTTTAATCAGGAATTAGCACTGATGGAAAGCGCTGCTGGGGCAACTGATACGGCCCTTTCGTACCAATCGCAGGGTCTCAACTATCAACTTCAGATCATGCAGAACAAGGTTGATGACATCGCTATTGGGATGGGAACAGTACTCATCCCAGTTGTGAACGAGTTCCTCAAGGTTATTGAAAATGCAGGCGCAGGCGCTGGCCGTTTCATTGATCAACAACTTGCTCCTCTGGCGGATGAACTCGCCAGAACAGGAGAACTTCTCAATCTGAACTTGAGCGTTGATCAAGTCGATTTCTGGGATGCATTCTTCTCCCCACTGACAAGGCCAATCGAGGCAGCCACAGCCGCCTTCAAGTTCTTCAACGAGGTCTATGAAAACTTCCTGCGACTTACTGGCCAGCCGATTCCAGGTGCACCAGTGATTGACCCAATGACAGACAAATACGGCGGCGGCATTCGCGGAGCTGTCCAACTTGGTACAGGCGGAATGGGCGCAGCGCCGGCAACCACCACCAACAACATCTATATTGGAACTGGCAAGGTGGACACCGTAGTGACTGACTCAATCAATCGAACAGGCACCTTCAAGCGCGGTCGCTAAATGGCAAACCCATTCAGCCTGATCGTCGCTGGCGTTGATAACACCACCGTCTCTGGTGCAGGTAGGACAGGAACGCTTGCCGCTATTGACTTCTCAGTCGCACACGACTTCTCAGTTGGTCAGTCAATCAAGGTGAGTCTGCTCACTGGCCCATCAGGATTTGCTGCACTCAATGGTGTGTGGACGATTGCCAGCACAACTTCAACAAGAGTCCGATTCGATACCGATACGAGTGGTGCGATCACTCTGGCTGCTGCTACTGGAACCGTCAGCATCAATCTCATTGGTCTTCCTGGAATCGCTACAACTGCGCCGTATGTCGATCTTGGCAGCCTTTCAATGGAACTGTCAGGCGACGGCAACGGTGGCTCAATGA